TGTTGTTTCCATGACTAATTTAGTTTCTAACGCAGGGGTTGTAGCTACAGACACAACCGGAGTAGGCACGGCGAGGTCTGATCTTGCTGCTACTAGTTATGGCGGTGACAAAGCTATTTTTGGTTATGGATATACGACAGGTGTTGTTTCCATGACTAATTTGGTTTCTAACGCAGGGGTTGTAGCAACGGATACAACCGGTGTAGGAACGGCGAGGTCTAGTTGCGCCGCTACTAGTTATGGTGGTGACAAAGCTATTTTTGGTTATGGATATACGACAGGTGCTGTTTCCATGACTAATTTAGTTTCTAACGTCGGTGTTGTGGCAACTGATACAACCGGTGTAGGAACGGCGAGATATGTTTTAGCCGCTACTAGTTATGGCGGTGACAAAGCTATTTTTGGTTATGGGTCTACGGGTTCTAATGTCTCTATGACCAATTTGGTTTCTAACGCAGGGGTTGTAGCAACGGATACAACCGGCGTAGGAACAGCGAGATATGGTTTAGCTGCCGCCGGTTATGGAACTGATAAAGCTATTTTTGGTTATGGGTATACGAGTTCTGCTACCGCTGTAACTAACCTAGTTTCAAATACAGGCGTTGTTTCCTCTGACGTTACTGGCATTGGAACGGCAAGAAGGTATCTCGCCGCAGCGGGGTATGCAAGCTAATGGCCTCTCCACTTAATACTGAATTCAACTACCGATACCAAGTTATCGGTAACACGCCTTGGGAAAAACTCAAGACGTTGAAAGGCTTTCTTGAGGGGCGTAAACGTGCGGCTGCGCTTGAACGCGTGGCGGCTTTGAAATATCAGGCCAAGTTAGCTGAACTTAATCACTTAAAAGAAATCAACGCACTTCAGCATTTAATCCTGAACCTTGAAGCAGAAATCGTTGAGCTTGAGTCGGTGCAGGAAGATCAGGCCCATGCGTTTGAGTTGAATCGCCAAGAGATTAAGATTCTTGAAAAACTCATTGCCGAGTTGTATGTGGAGTGTGAACAGACCCGCATTCCTGGTTACACAGACGATCAGATGTTTGAAGCGAACGCTGCCAACGAATTCACGGTCATGATCGCAAGGGAGATTCAATCAGAGATCATTGCTAACGGCAGGCCATCACCAGCTAAATTACTGAACGCCATGAGCAACCCGCACACGCTAGAGGCACTCAAAAGCATTGGTCTTGTGCCAAAGGAAACCATTCTTATCGGAGCTAAAGATGTCCCTTTACAGCTTACAAGCCAGTAATTGGCAAGCCTTGTTTGGCACACGCGACGAGCCAACGCCTAAAGATGATGTAACCATCATTGCTCAAAAGCCTGATTGCTCGGCGTGGCTAGTGCTATCTAATACGGCATACCCAGAGCTTGAACCTTTTACATCATATGAAGGCTATGACTTTACTTATTGCCAGCAGTGGGGCTTGACGATTAACGATGATGTGGTGGCAAGAACGATTGCCGATCTGCGAAAGAACGCTTACCCGCCTATGGCTGATTACAACGATGCCGTGGTCAAGAACGATCAAGCAGCAATTCAAGCGTATATAGATGCTTGCTTGGCGGTCAAAGCAAAGTATCCGAAAGTGTTTAAGTAAGTTATGAACTTAAAGGTGATGTATGACTTCAGCCGACTCCGAAGCCTTAAAACGCATTGAAGTTCACGAAGCAGTGTGCGACGAACGCTATTCACAGATCAACGCCAGACTCAAAAGATTGGAGATGATCCTTATGACCACGGCGGGCACCATCATCATTTTGCTTTTGAATTTAGCGCTGAAGTTGAAATAAGCATCCAACAGGCTATCCGCCAATATGGAAGCAATCACCGACGCAATCGGCAAGCTGTGGTACTTAGGTGCAGCAGTGGTTGCCATTGCGGCTTATGCGGTAACGATCAAAGTGCGCCTTGATTATCTTGAAAAGAATTACGACAAACAAATCACAGCACTATGGGAAAAGGTGAACGAGTTGAACGAAAAGTGCCAAGGATCAGCCTAGCATGATGACGCTCTTATCAACGCTCTTGTCATTCTTAGCCGGTGGCGTGCCTAAGTTGCTTGACCTTTGGCAGGATTCCAAGGACAAGGCGCATGAGCTGGAACTTGCCCGTATGCAAAATGAACGTGAGCGAGAGTTAGCCGCCATGGGATTGCTTGCGCAGCAACGCATTGAAGAGATTCACACCGAACAAGTGGCGATGCAAACGCAAGCCGAAGAGATGAAAGCACTCTACGCTCATGACATTGCGATTGGCGAAGGAACAAGCCAGTGGGTCAAGAACGCCAGAGCGTTAGTGCGTCCAGTGTTGACCTATGGCATGTTCATGCTGTTGGTATTCGTTGAGATTGGCGGATTCTGGTACGCGTGGACAACGAATGTGCCATTCGATTTGATGCTTGACCAATTGTGGGATGACGATACGCAGCAGATTTGGGCCGCGATTGTGGCCTTTCACTTTGGGTCACGAGCCTTTGCAAAATGATCAGTCCGCTTGCCCTCCAAATGATCAAGCATCACGAAGGTGTGCGTGCGCGGCCTTATCGTTGTCCGGCGTTGCTTTGGACCGTGGGTGTTGGCCATGTCATTGACCCATCGCATATCAACATCAAAGTTGAAGAGCGTAAAACCTTACCCATCCCGCCGGGTTGGGATCGCACGTTATCGATGGCGGAAATTGACGACATACTTACAAAGGACTTACAACGCTTTGAGGCTGGCGTATCACGACTATGTCCTGCTGGTCTTACTCAGCCTCGCCTTGATGCACTCGTCAGCTTTTCGTTCAATGTGGGGCTAGGAAACCTTCAACGCAGCACATTGAGGATGCGCCATAATCGTGGCGACTATACGGGCGCAGCAGTTGCGTTTAAGATGTGGACTAAAGCGGCAGGGAAAGAGTTGCCGGGCCTGGTCAAACGCCGCCGCGATGAAATGGCCCTTTACATGAGCAACTGACATGCCACTCGTCCCTATCAAACTTCCTCCAGGCGTTTACCGAAACGGCACCGAGTATCAAGCGGCGGGTCGATGGTATGACGCCAATCTTGTTAGATGGTTTGAGGGAACGCTTCGCCCAATGGGCGGTTGGCTTCAGTGGTCAAGCGCAACCGTCAGTGGCGTTCCTCGTGGCATGTTTGCTTGGCGGGATAACTCAACGAATGTTTGGCTTGCCGTTGGATCGGCATCAAAACTTTACGCTTATCAAGGTGACGGTGACCAGGCCGACATTACGCCAACAAGTTTCAGCGCAGGGCGCACCGACGCAACGGGCGGAACGGGTTATGGTAACGGTGACTATGGCGAACAAGCCTGGGGTACAGCACGCTTAAACCTTGCAGCAACAGGTATCTTGCCCGCCACAACATGGTCGATGGACAATTGGGGTCAGTATCTTGTGGCGTGCTCGGATTACGATGGCAAGTTGTATGAGTGGCAACTTGATTTTGTAACGCCAACCAAAGCCGTTGCCATCACAAACGCACCAACGGGTTGCAAAGGTTTGATTGTCTCTGAAGAGCGTTTTCTTTTCGCCCTTGGCGCTGGCGGCGATCCGCGAAAAGTGCAATGGTCTGACCAGGAAGATAATACGGTTTGGACGCCAGCCGCCAACAATCAAGCGGGTGACTTTACGCTTTCAACGCCTGGCTCCATCATTTGCGCCCGCCGCGTGCGCGGTGGCGTCTTGATCCTTACTGATGTTGATGCTCACTTTGCACAGTATCAAGGGCCGCCATATGTGTACGGGTTTGAGCGCGTTGGAACGGGTTGCGGTGCCGTGAGCGCAATCGGCATCGCGGCGGCAGATACCTTTGCCGCTTGGATGGGTCAATCAGGCTTTTGGATTTTTGATGGTTACACCAAACCATTGCCAAGCGATGTATCTGACTATGTGTTTAACAACATCAATCGCGGCCAAATCTCCAAAGTTGCTGCGGTACACAATAGCAAATTCTCTGAAATCTGGTGGTTTTATCCATCATCCGCCAATACCGAAAATGATTCTTACGTCATTTGGAATTACCGCGAAAACCATTGGACGATTGGCTCGCTTGTTCGTACGTCGGGAACGGGCCAAGGTGTGTTTAGCGTTCCATTGATGGCGGCATCCGATGGAAAGATTTACCAACACGAAACCGGCTGGACGTACACCGGATCGACCACACCTTACGCCGAAAGCGGTCCTTATCAGATTGGTATGGGTGACAATTTGCTTGTGGCGGATGAATTGATTCCCGATGAGTCAACGCTTGGCGATGTAACGGCTACGTTCAAAACGCGACTCTATCCAACGGGTAGCGAAACAACGTATGGCCCTTACTCACTTGCCAACCCAACATCGATTCGCTTACAAGGCAGGCAGTTAAAGGTTCGCGTAACGAGCAACAACAATACGGATTGGCGGGTAGGCATCTTTCGTTTTAACGCCAAAGCGGGTAGCAGGCGATGAAACTGCCGCGCCCGACGCCCGATTACGATCAAGTGGCCGAGTTGACGCTGCGTCGTGCGCTCGAGCTGGCTGACGCGCTGAACCGTAAGAAGAACGCTGACATTGAACTTGGGCAAGATGAAAAACTTGTCATTCGTTCGCCCAATGGAACGCGTTACTACCTAACCGTTTCCAATGTTGGCGCGTTGAGCGCCACAACGATGTGAGGGAATTATGATTACCTTAGCGCAAGCCAGTGAAGTTTTCCAAAGCGTATTTGGCAGGCCGCCAAATGCTAGTGAAGTATCTAACTTCCAACTTGCTTTGGCGGCTAACAATCCTGCGCTTGTTTCGCAGAGTGCTTTAGAAAATTACCTAAAAAGCACACCAGATTATCAAATCTATGCGGCGACATTGCCAGTCGCAACACCGGCTCCAACTACCACGCCGGCGCCAACCACTACACCTGCTCCAACCACTACGCCTGCTCCAACGTCAAGCCCATCAACCGGATTGCTTGATGCTGCAAAACCTATTTCTATCTCGCAGGCGGCGGAAGTTTTTTATGGCCTTTTCGGTAGACAACCAAGTCAAAACGAGTTGTCAAACTTTAACGCCGCTATTGCGGCAAACAATCCTGTTCTGTCAAGCGAAACATCGTTTTACAACTATTTGCGAAACACGCCGGAATACCAGACTTATGTAAATTCGCTTTTGTCGATGCAAAGCCAAGTCCTTGGAAAACCATCGACCGGAACGACAACAACTACAACCGTAGCACCAACTACAACGCCAGCCCCAACAGGGACGCCAGCACCTACGTCTGCACCTGGCGTACCGATCAATGACGTGCAAGCATCAGCCGTTTTTCAAAGCGTGTTTGGGCGCGTGCCAAATGCTACAGAGTTGGCAAACTTTAGAGGTTATCAGCAAGGTACAACACCATTCACGTCAGCAGATGCCTTGACAACTTACCTCATGTCAACGCCTGACTATGCTTTTTATAAAGCTAACCAAGCGTTACCGCCGGAAACTTATGGCAAAGCCGTTGTTCCACAGGCGCAGTTGCAATACGGGTACGGACCAGAGCAAGGGTTGCTCACAAACATCAAAGGCCCAACGGGTCAGCAGATTCAAAATTACATGGATGCTTTTTATGCGGCATCTTATGGTGGTACACCAACGGCTGGATTGCTTGCGCCATACGTTGCCGCCAATCAAGTGACATTGCCCGCATCCTTTTACGCCATGCCGCAAGGAGCGCCAACGGCGCAGCAGTTAGCCGCCACAGGTCAAGGGTTGCTCAATACGGGTACAACATTCAACGATTTACGCGCTGAGGCGCAAAAGTCTAATTTATCGCCACAAGTCACAGGCTCAATCCTTTCCACCTTAAACCAAGGTGCATCATTGCCTTATGTGCAAGGATTGCTATCAGGAACTCTGCCGTTAGTGGCTGGCGAAAACTTATTGGCGTACAAGTGAACGCACACGATTTAAGCCATTGGGATCGATGCCGGCCATTTATTGAAGCGGCATTGTCTTTCACTGGCGGAACACATACCATTGAGGACATAAAGCGAGCCGTTGACGCCAATGAAATGCAGTTTTGGCCTGGTCAACAATCCGCTGTCATCACTGAGATTCAGAGTTACCCACAAGCCAAAGGGATGCACTATTTTCTTGCTGGCGGGGACTTAGAAGAACTCTCGCGTATGCGTCCAATCCTTGAGAGATGGGCGCAATCAATCGGATGCAATCGTGTGACACTTGCCGGAAGACGTGGTTGGCTGCGTACGTTTTTGGCGGACGAAGGTTATGAAGAGAAATGGACTGTCATGTCCAAGGAGTTGAATCATGAGTAAAAGCGGCGGTGGTCAGACAACGCGTGTTGAACTTGACCCGGCATTCAAACAGGCGGCGCTAGAGAACTATGAGTTTTCTAAGCAACTAGCCGCCCAGGAATACACGCCTTATGGCGGCGCAAGAATAGCCGCGCCCACGGCGGCAACGCAACTGGGCTTGCAGCAACTTGCATCTGCCGGGGCTATGGGGCCAGGTACGCAGACCGTTGATTACGCAACGGCGTTGGCACTGCAACCAACAAGCATTGCCGGCAACATTCAGCAATACATCAATCCGTTTCAGCAACAAGTCATTGGAACGGCATTGCAAAATATTGAGAATCAACGAGCGCAACAGCAATTGCAAAACGCCGCAGCCGCCACACGCGCACGCGCCTTTGGCGGATCGCGCCAGGGCGTTGTTGAGGCAATGACCAATCTCAATGCTTTGCAAGCGGCAGGCCAAACGGCTGGCAATTTGGCTTATCAAGGGTTTGGTCAAGCGGCGCAACTTGCACAGCAAGACGTTGCAACGCGCCAGGCGCAGGCTGCGCAACTGGCGGGGTTAGGCGCACAGCAACAAGCAATCCGCCAACAACAAGCGCAACAACTGCTTGGCGTTGGCGCACAAGAACAGGCGCAACAACAAGCGCAACTCGATTTGGCGTATCAAGATTTCTTGCGCCAACAAGCCTACCCGTTGCAACAACTGAACATCAGATCGCAAGGCTTGAGCGGGTTTCCCGCTGAGAATCAACAAATCGCGTCACAGCGTTTATCACCAGGTCAACAGTTTGGTCAGGGCGTCAGCACGTTGGCGTCACTTGCTTATCTTATGTCCGATAAACGCATGAAAGAAAACATTGATCGCATGGATTCGCCATTGTCGCAACTTGGCAAATTGACTGGCTATGACTACAACTACAAGGGCGATGATGAGCGAACGGGCGGCGTAATGGCGCAAGACGTTCGCCGTGTTATGCCTCAAGCCGTGGCAAAAGATGATAGCGGCATGATGGCGGTTAACTACCCACAAATTACCGGCCTATTAGTTGAAGCTGTAAAGGAACTTGATCGCAGGACAAGGGGATAAGCATGGCGTCACTACTAGACTTTTTCACGGGCAGCGGCAGTTTTGGCGGCCAACAATTGCCCAATTCGCCTGAAGCTGCATCACAGGGTTACGCGCCAAACATCTTTGATCGCTTTGGCACTGGACTTGATCGCTTGCAACAGTACCCTGGCTTGCCCGCCATGCCGATGGATGAGGAAGAGCGGCGCAGACAGCGCTTGCTAACGCTTGCGCAATTAGGCTCAACGGTTGCTCGTGGCGGAACACTGGCTGAAGGCTTGCAAGGTGTGCAGCAACAAGGGTTGCAGCGGTTAAGTACAACCATGCAAATCACTGACGCGTTGCGTAAGCAGCAAGAACTACAAGCCGCTCGCCAAGCACTTCAAAATATTCCTGGCCTAACTGATACGCAAAAGGCTTTAGTGCAAGCGTTGCCGCCAAAGGAAGCGGCAGAACTTATTAGCAAGCAAACCGAACAAGAGTATGGGCAGACGCCACAGCAAGTTGTAGTTGGTGGCGTTCCTGCGCTTGCTGTTTTTTCTAAAAAAGGCGATATGAAAGTGTTGAACGCAACACCGCCGCCAAATACAACAACAATTGATGCCGGTAATGAATTCTTAATTCGTGATTCAATTACAGGGGCTATTGTTCAGCGCATTCCTAAGAGTATGACCCCTGGAGAGCAAGCAAGGCTTGGCGTTGATTTGCAACGTGTTGGATTAGAACGACAACGCGTTGATATTGATCAGAGAAGGCTTGGTTTGGAAGGTTTACGCGTTGGCATGGACCGTGAGCGTTTGGCGATTGCTCAGCAAGAGGCTGCGCGTGCAGGATTTGAACTCAAAGAAACCGATGCAGGGTTTCAGTTGATTCCTCGTACACCAGGCGCGGCAGCGGTGCCTATTACCTCAGCAACGGGTGAGCCTGT